CAAGGATAGTTGACCCCGTAGATACCCATTCCTTCACGATGGTTGGTGCATCATCGTCACCTTCCAAGAAGTAAGCCGTTTTGAGATTTTGAGATTTGAATTGCTTGTTGATAGTTTCAGCAATCACTCCACCGAGTTCATCGGTGAGTTCCATTTTGTTTTTTGCCATAGAGGACTCCTATTAGTTGAAGAGGTCATCAAATGCGTCTTCAACTTCTGACTTTGTTACCGTCTGCTTTGGAGCTTCAGCTGGCTTCTTGTATTCAACTTCCTGACTTCCGTCCTTCAGACCCATATGTATGTCAAGATATGTCTTTAACTCTTCATATGTTGGTTCTGGATAAAGCTCAGTTATTTGTGGCTGTTGCTTAATCTTTTCAATAATTTCAGGATTTTCTGTTGCTGGTGTTTGCTTTGGCTTGATACGGATTGTTGTTTCTGCGTAACTCTTACCAGCTTCTTCGGCCGACTTTACAGTTACTACAACGTCGCGACCTTCCTTCAAGTCTGTAATATCACCGTAGTCAGGGTCTGCAATAAAACCAAGAAGTTCCTGATAGAGACCCTTTCCGAATCCCCAAAACTTTACACCTTCGTGTTCTTGACCACGAACGATAACAGGAACGTATGTACGCATCTTTGGTTCCAAACCACGACCCATCAACCAACTTTCCTTATCGCCTTGTTGCTTCAGCTTTTCTCCAAAAGAAGCAATTGGGTCAGGACGACCAAATGATTGTGGTGACAAGATTGACTTCTTGTTTCCAAAGTTGTAGTGGAAAAACAACTCGATGAAAGGATTTTCTCGGTTGTGTACATAAGGAACAATTCGGATTTGGTGTTCACCAGGTTCTGGCTTCCAAATATTTGAAGTGCGATTATTCGCATTCTTCAGATTGTTCAAACGGTTTTTGATAGCATCAAGATTGATTGCCATATAGGTACTCCTAAAAGTTAAATGATAATTGTGAACTGATAACTGTATCAGGTCAATTGATAGTACTAATATACGAAATTAAATGTTAAAAGTCAATAGGTGTTTGTAAAAACCCAAAAGGGTCAGGGAATTAACCCCGACCCTTTGGATTCTTATCGTCTGTGGTTCCTCTCTTTTGACGAGAGGCAATCCACTTTTCAAGTTTAATTTTCTGTTCAGATGTAAGAATTTCTTTGAGTGAGTTTAGGAATTGTGTATCACACCCTTGTAGACATTCACGAACCTTTTCTCTTGGAAGTGCTTTTAGTTTTTCTTGTGTTGATTTTTTCAATTGAGCCAATTCACGACGTGCAACTTCACGAGTGATTGTACCGCCCTTCAATGCGTCTTTGATTTTATTTTCTTCGATTTTTGCGTTTATAAGAATTTCACGTTCAGCTGTCTTGAGTGTTTCGATACAAGATTGTGTACATTGTTTATGTTGAATAAGTAGTCTTTCCACAACAGGTTTTTGTTCTGATGTAAGATTTAGAAGACGAAGTAGGTCAACGAATGGACTCGGTGTAACCTTTTTACCATTATCTGGATTTGGTCGTTCAATTGGTTGTTCTGAAATAGAACCATCTGAATTGAATCCCATTGTTGTGTACATTGTCTCTGGTTCTGTTGGACCTGTTTCTGTATTTGAGCAACCAACGATTGCCATAAGTCCAAGAACTGTGATGAGTGAAAGTAATGTTGTCTTCATATTATACTCCTTATGAAATAGTTTGTCTATTAATAACCTCAATATAAGAAAAAAGTTACAAACTATTTCAATTTTAATTTTCTTTGAACTATTTCCCGAATAAGAGACTTTAAATATTCTTCAAGATTAACAGACTCTTCTTTTGGTTTTTCTTCCGATTTATCTTCACCTTCTGGTGATTTACTGACCTCTTTTTCTGGGGTTTCTTTTGTTTTCGGTTCTTCTGATGGTTCTTCCTTCGGTTCTTCCGTTGGTTCTTCTTTAGGTTTTTCCGTTGGTTCTTCCTTCGGTTCTTCCGTTGGTTCTTCCTTCGGTTCTTCCGTTGGTTCTTCCGTTGGTTCTTCTTTAGGTTTTTCCGGTGTAATCGTGGATGCACCAACAGAACCTTCTATCGATTTAGCGGCATTGTCTGCTGCCCCATCTAAAATAGAAGAAATAGATTCAAATAATTGACGTTCATCTTGAGATAATCTTGATTTTATAAATCTACCTATCTTGTTTACAAGAAGTTCTAAATCACTTATACGTTGTTCGTTGTCTTGAGAGTTTGTTTCTTTTGACTTTAAAGTATTAACTGCACGGTATAGTGTTTTAAGTGAAGAGTTTGCACCCATCTTCATAAAAATTTGTTTGAACTTATCTTCATTTTGGGTAAAAACATCACTATTCTCAACTTCACTTACCCAGCGACTTATCTTTTTAAGACCAACATTTGGAAACATTATTGTAACAAGTCCACCTTTCTTTTTAACAAGTGGATATGCATCAATAAAAAAAGAGTAAAGAAGACTATTCGATATATTATCGGCAAGACCTTCTTTTATTTGTTTCTTGAATTTTTTCATTATACTTCTCGTAAATTTATGGCGTTAATGTAATTTTTCTATTTTTAGGATTCAAGTACAAACTGACACTACTCGTTTTATTGAAATAATGTAATTTGTCTTCCATTTCTTTTCTGAACTCATATCCCAAATCATAAAGTGCTTGATCTATTTTTGATTGACTATATCTACCAGCGTCAATTATATTATTGGGTCTCAAATATATATTCTTCAATTTCTCTTGAATAGAAGAAAATATTACATCCACACCACCTTCTTGGATGGTTTTGGATAAATTTTCCCACATCATCTTTAAAAGATGGTCGGTATCTTCAACTATTTTATGATAAGAATTATACTTCATATATCTATAAATATCCGAAATCTAAAATTAAATAGAATACGTTGAAACTACTTCAATCTTCAATACTTTTAACCCGTCAGGTTTTTTAAGTAACATTGAATTTTTGTAATTATCCCACTCAATAGGATAATGTTTATCAAGAACACCGTTATTCAAATTCATGATTAATTCATTTAGTGCATTAATTGTATAGATCGTGTTTGTTTCTTTTTTACGATGAACCATTATAGAGCCAGGTAAAAAATCTTTTCTTGTATCGAGTAATACGTTATATGAAATCATTAGTTCGTTTTGAATATTCGTGGACTTCAATAAGAAAATTTTGTTATTCAAAACTGAAAATGAATCTTTAACCTTATCTATGACATCATCTATTTCATGTTTCCGAACGAAAGTACATACTAATTGTGTTCTCAATAATCCTCTCTCATTTATTATCGTAAATGTTTCTCATAACTTCCTCAACCAAGACATCATCATTTATAATTTCATTTAATACACTCATAAGGTGATATTTGTGTTCTTCATTTTTTAAATCAATAATACCAGATGGTATTCTGTTCGACCACTGTTCTACTATTTTATCTATTAATTCTTTCATAACACCCCGTATAAATGATACTGACATAACTATAAATATGGCATTATGCTACCAAAATCATCACCAATTGAACATTTAGTAGTCATATTGTCCGTTTCAAAAACTCGTTTTAGTTGTGATATAGATTGTAATTCATCAGGTGGAACGTCAAATACAAAGGCATCATAGAGATACATACACAATATCGTTCTTTGCTCTTGCAACATCGGTAGAACGGTTTTTAATTTACGAACGTTGTATTCGGTCTCTAATGATTGTAAGAAGTAATTGAAGACCTTATTTGGTGTTGGGTCTTCTATTTCACGGAATCTCTTATGATAGAAATATGACTCCGTATATCCCTTTTCAACATACTCTTGATATAGTTCATCAATCATTGCTTGAACTCTTTGGAAGAATGGATGTTGTAAGAATTGGTCTGTAATTGTTCCATAGATGTTTTGGAATACCCTTGACTTTACTTCGTCATATGGAATATCCAGTCCCAACTCTTCTTTTATTTCTTCGTATGGATGTTTGGTAAACTTATAATCAAGAATCTTTGCCAGTAGTTTGATATGAAAAGCATCATAGTCAAACTGAACTATCTTCCCTCCATCAAAACGGGAATGAATCTTATTACGTGTACCATCATTTTTATTGAGGGCAGAGAAGTTGAAATTGTTCCAAGAGTTACTTGGACGAGAAGTTGCAGTGTACCACATATAATTCTGTTTCTTCATCTCGTTACCAAATGGAATCTCGTTTGACTCAATGAACTTGAATGTATTTGTAAAATCCTGACAATAGTCGATACATTCCTGTGAGATTTTATCTGGTTTGTAATATGGAAGAACGAATAGGATAATATTCTCCGCAAACTCAATAAGTTTTGACAGAGGTATTATTTTAGATAATTTCTTTGATGTGTGATACCGAGAGTAGAAATTCTCCATCACATTCGTGTAAAAATCCTCTATATCTACGTGGTCATGAATGTAATAATGAAGATATGAATTTAAGTCAATACCATCATCAAATCCATGATATACCATACCTTTCTTATTTAGAATGAGTGAATTTGGATGGAGTTTTATTGAATCCAAATTATATTCTGACAAAATAGCATCTGGATGTGTAAAGTTTACTATCTTTGTTGTTCCGTCAACAAAATATAGATACATACCAACTACTTCAGATTCAGAAGAATGGAAGTTGTTATTTGAAAAAAATGGAATACAAATGCACGGATTTGAATGAAACATTATTTTGATCTTGAGTTATCGTATATTGAATGTTCTCTTGGATTATTTAATATCCGTGTTAATATAGGAAATTTTTTCGAAAGTCTACTAATAATTCTTGAGTTTGTATCAACAACACCGGGTGTTTTTAAAATACCGTTTTGATATGAATCAAATTCTGGTCCTGTTAATTTCCAAGGCACTGTTATATAATTCCATAGATATTGGTTTATACCTGCATTATCTTTACCAAAGTCGTCCAATTGTCTTGAATCTACTTCGAAAATTATTTTGTTTGGTTCATTTCTTTTGTAAACAAAATACCGATTCATAACACCATCTGTAATTTCATTTTGATTAGGAACAACTTTAACTGCTCTTGGTGCAACATATTTCCAAGTTTGTTGTGCCCCGATTATTGGATATTTTTGACCGTTGTATATTGTGTAATTTTTCAAATCCAAATATCTGAAGTATGCTTCTGGATTATCTTTATACACTACCAATCTAAATGATCTATTTGGATCCCATTCTCTACCTGAGTAAACTTCTCCGTTAGAATATTTGTGGTAATATCCAACATATTCCCTCCAGTTATCCAAAAACATCCATTCTTTACCAGCGGTGTAAAGATTTTTCTCAATTTGACTTTCGGGGTAGTATATTTTTTTACGAAATGCCATTTTTACCTCATCTTATTTTTTTAATATAGAACCATCACCCGGTGTAAATGTTCCGTTTTGAACTCCTGTTCCCGTCCCAACACCACTTACTCGTTGTGGATTCGTTGTCACAAAACCTTTACCAAAAACAAATTGACCAGATCCAGGTGCAGTTTGTTTTGGAACAGGGGCAGAACCTGGTGCACTTGGTAATGTTCCTTGATTTTCTGGTCTTGCCCATGGTGCCAATAAATAACTTGGTGTATTTTGTGTACCAGTACCGTCTGAGTTAACTTGTGGTGCACCATCTCCCAAGCTTGTTACACGAGCAACAGTTTCTAATTGAGTTGTCCAGTCTTTATTTTCTATACTATGTATAACTTTAGATACTGTAAATACCATGTTATATGTTGTATTATATAACGCAGGTATCATAGTTGTAGAAAGTGTATCTCCGAATTTAAATCCATTTATACCATCCATAGTTACTGAAAACTTAACAGGGTATATTGCTTTATTCAACCAATGAGCATCAGTTGCATTTGATGTTCTTTTTATCTTAACAAGAAATCCTCGAAGTTCTTCTGACCATTTATCACTAAATCCATTTTGCATTCCATCGAATCTTAATCTAGATATGTTTGTTTTTGCGTCAACATATTCTTCGTCATATGCAGTATTATCTCTTTCAGTTTTTGTTGCCAATCTAACGTTTCCTTGTTCCGGTTTAGCATTACCACGAGCAGCAGTAAATGCTGCCATAGCCATTGCCGGTGGTGGTTGTGAAGATATTGATACACTTCTTATGATAGGTTTAAATATTGTTGGTTCGAACCTATATGGAGTAACAGTAAGTCCTACATGAAGATTTGTATCTTCTATTGTTAGAATTGATTTTAAGTTTTGACCAGTTATGTTATTAATACTAGGTTCAAACAAAACAGGAGTTAAATCATACATATCACCGGATGCGTAATTTATCCTTTTACAAAATTCATCTAATAATTTTGGTAAAGTTTTATATGGAATGTTATTTGCATTATCCGATATAAAGCCTTCATATGTTGATTTAACATAATCCGTTCCTAACAATATCTCACCTATATTTATCGTGCCTTCTTTTTTATTTGATGTTAGTGGATTTGATTCATCTCCTCCTTGACCAAATGGTTGTAGTTGGCCATATCTACCCATAGATCTATCTGGGAAAAAAACATCAACTGGATATGATGATACAACATCTGGTAGATATTGTGTTTCATTACCAAAACATTGAACTGCAAATATTTGTTTAACAGGGTCATCAAAAGCATCTAAAAGTTCATTTATAAACTGAGTAATTGCTCCGAACTTAACATACCATTGAGTTTTTGTTACTCTTGAACCACCACTACCTGCACTACCGTCACTTTGTTCGGTTTCTTCGATTGGCAATCCAACTACATAATAATCTAACTTTTGATTTATTGTACTTCTTCGGTCAACGTATTGAACTTGACCATCACCAAGAGCGATGGATGAACTCAATTGAGATAAATCCGCATCTATAACTTTCGAAAGATTACTACCAACCATTTCTCTACCAGCAGCATCTACGGTTTTAACCGTGTTTTCTGCCTTGTTCATCAGGTCAGCTGACATACCGATTGCTAGACCAGATGGAGAAATTATAGAAACAGATGCGGCAACAGATAAATCGTTATTAAAGTTCCAGTTGAAATCATAAACTATACCATTAAAATCACCAGTACACGCACGTTGATTATTAGCAAAAACACTCCATCCCCATCGTAAATTTATTTCTCTACCGGGAACAAAAAAAGCATCTTCAATTCCACCAATATCAAATCCAGCACCGGTCATTCTTGGAAAAATTGTAAAACTAATTTGAGCTTTCATGAATGAACCGAGTTGTCCTTCATTTGTAATATCAACTTTTGTTAGAAGTGGTTTATTCGGTACATTTCTTTCTGCATTGTATAATGTAAGATTACCTTTTCTGTCTGACATTATATTTGAGCCAGGTGTTCCTAAAACTATAGCAGAATTGTGTAATGATTTTACAATAGCCCATGCGGTCTTTTGATAACCCCATTCTACACTTTTTGGTGCAGACTTACCAACACTTCTTACACGTCTTCCGACTAAAGCAGCTCTATTTGATAATTCCGATACAACAAAACCATTTACTTGTTGATAAAATGGGTTTACATTTACCGGAGTATTTCCATCTTTGATAATCGTTGCCATAGTTATCTTTCCATGTTTTCGTCACTCATCAAAGTCCTAATTCCAGTATAATCATCATAAAATGGAATGCGTATAACCTGACCAGCTGGTACATTAAGACTACCTTTACCGAGATTATTCGCTTTTGCGATTACAAACCAAAGTGATTCATCACCATAGAATTCTTTTGCCAATAAATCCAATCTGTCACCTTCCTGTGATAAAATCTTTGTATCGTTTTCGGTATTAAATTCTGGATACGTTATAGATGATAATCTTCTAACATACCGAATATTTCCGTCACTTTCAACTTTTTTTGAGTTGTTAACTATCGTTGAAACTTCGTATCTATTTGCCATATCATTTTCCTATATATTATCTATCTACATTTTGATATGAAGAAAGGTTGTCTCCAGGTGGATTTCTATATGTTGTTGTATCCGTTGCTGGACCTTGAAAATCTGCAGGTACTGTTGGTCTTGTAGAAGGTACTGTCTGTGAATCTTGTGATTCTTGTTTGCCAGATATACCATCTCGTTCTTCTTCTTTTATTTGTGGAATAGTTGATTCAGTTCCAGGTGGTATATTGTAGAATCTTGTATTTTCTTGTGTATCAAAATTCTGTTTATTACCAGTCTCATCTACATCAAATGTCTTAAAGTAATTTACTCTAATATCATCATTTGGTATGAGACCGTTCTCTAATTTACCAGCTGCACTATCATCAAACAATGAGTACATAACACCATTGTATTCTGGTCTGTAAACTCCTATCGGTGTAAATGAACATTCTACACGAATTGTTTTTGGGAGTTGAAGAACACCAGGTGATGATTGGTCTCCTGTTTGTCCAAGAAGATTTCTATCATCCTTTAGTTTTGCAGTTTCCCATGTTGTTTCTGCATTATCGAAATTATATCTGATACTTGTCATGAATCCTGGCATTTTTCTGTATAGATTACCAATGTTCAATCGGATAATAGGAGCCTTCATAAAACCACCCTTTGTATATTCAGGTGCCGTCCATGATGCCAGATTGTTTATCTTGCGCCAAGTTGCTTTCATTTCATCACGAGATGTTATCTGAACTACAAAGTCAAACGTAATATCTCTATCATATCCCTGATAAACATATAACGGGTCAGCACGTCCCATGTACTTTATAGTTGACCAGTCTGCATTATGACTATCAGATATAGAGCCGAAAGTTGACCTAAATACAATAACTTCTGCTGGTTTACTTTGAGTTCCATTTATAGTAAGTCCTGTAAAATAAAATTCAATTAGGTCTTCTGCACCCGGTAGATTTCTATTATTATATCCACCGACCTCATAAACAAGTTCTTTCGATACTTCAAACTTACCACGTTTATAATCTATGATGTTAATTCTATCACCTCTAAATTCATTATCTGCATCTTTTAGTCGTGGTATAGAATGACCTTCTTTTGCCTTTGCATATGATATTGTGTTTGCAAAAGGTTTATTGCGTTTTACACCAACTTTTCCGTGTTTACCAAATCCAAATCTATCTTCCAAATTATTGTTAGCATAATCAACAACAGCTGGGTCTGTTATAAATGACTCAAGTTGAGGATTATCTAAATCCAAATCCGCTCTAAAGTCATTCATATCACCTGTACTTGTGGTTGAATTTTTAGAACGTCTTCTATCTCTTGTCACTCCAAGTTTATCATACGTCGCAGTTCTGTATAAAAGAAGTGGATTAGACGGATTGGCATGAACAGGGTTTATTCCTTTCGCCAAACTTTCGGCACGCTGAATATTATTCTCATTAGTTGCCTGTAAACGATTATCAAATAAATCATACTTTGGATCGAATGGATTTTGTTTTGTAATTCTGTTTACAGTTGATGGCTGTAAGTTTGTGATGTTTTTTACATTACGAGTAACATTCTCATCATTTATTTCAAAAGGACCACTTGGTAAATTATAGGCAATGGTTCTCAACATATTCGTTAAGTTAAACGATTCTTTATATGTTGCCATTGCAGCATAATAACTGTTTCTCTTAGCACTCGCCTGATACTGTGGTTCTTTTTGTTCGCCAGTTAACATCAAAAGTGGTGTGGTTGTATAACTAGTTAAGTATGGATGACTTGCACGATTAATTTGCGTACCACCTATACCGAGAATAGATTGCGGTCCACCAAATGTTGATGACAATCTTGCAATACCTGTTTGACCTGTTAGTTTCTTTGCCAACTCTATACCAGCTCTAGCAAGTGCAGATGTTGTAAAATCAGAAGAAACATCAGCGGCTACTACGGGTTTAAATGAATTTGGAAGTAGTTCTTTCATCAATCCAATTAGTCTGTTATAATCTTTTTGTCTATCTACCACTGTTGGTGTTTCTAGGTCATCAAACTTTTTATAATTCGGGTCAATGAATTTACTCTTATTTTCTCTAGCAATAGTCGCATCTTCATACTTGTTCAGATAATCTTTATTGAAAGGTAAAATACCATGTCTTGGTAAATGTAATCCGATACGAGCACTTGCAATATTTGCGATAATAGAAAGTGGGTTGAATATTTGTGTTGCAGATACTCCTAAAAATGAACTTTCTGTTTTTGAAGGATTTATATCAACATTTGGATTCATAAGTTGTAATCCAACTTGTTTTATATTGAATAGAAGTCCTTTTACACTAGCAGTCCATTTTCCAAGACGTATTGTATCTGCAAGTATTCTTTCTGTCTGTGTTACTGCACCACCTCGTACAAGACCGTCATCAAATGTTACACCAAATCCCCAACGTTGATTTTCAACTTCACCGTCACGTTGGATACCACGAACAATGTATGGTTGGAAGAAAAACGCCGGTTCACTATTCGTTGATTCATTCTGAAGTTTATACTTCAAGTATTGTTCATCGAGTGGAGATGGTGATCTTCTTGTTGTTGCCCATTTTGTTACAAACCCAAGACCGTTTGTTCCTTCTCTCAAAGCAGTTTCATATTTCTTTAAATAAGAACCTGCATTTGCACCAGTTTTTATCTGACCTTCTGGTATTTGAGAATCTAACGTTGATACGAGTGTTCCGTCAATCCAAGGCCGTGGTCCTAATGATTTAGGAGCATACTTTTCGTCTTCCGATTTTGTTGTTTTCAATCCACCACGAAGTGCTCTTATTTTTTCTACTCCAATCCGAGTTCCACTATCTGCATTGTAATTTAATTTTGGAGAAATATTTGGGTATAATGTACCATCAAATGTAGACATATTTACCATAAATCCAGAACGTTCAGATGGAATATATCCAAAGAAGTTTGTATATGGTACAGGTTTTACAGCAGAACGAACAGTTGTTCCAGCAAATGAAAGTCCTGAATAAGAATCGGATAATTTTGTTTCAGATTTATCAACGAATAACTTATTAAATCCAGGAATAGCATTTGGATTTTTACCGGGTATGTAAAAGAAGTTTACCTCTGGTGCATTTTGTCTATCACCATTCCATGTGAATTTACTGACTTTTGGAACATACTTTGTATCTAAATATCTAGCAAGTCTATCAAATCCAGAAGAAGGTGTGTCTGAAAAGAAATTAGTTTGAGGTGATACTGTTCTACCGCCAACAAAAGAATATCTTGACACATCAGTTTTAAATTCAGTTACTTGTGATTGTGCAAACGTTGTAAATCCAGTGTTAATTGTATCGGATATGTAGTTTACACCATTTGCCTGTCTTGATGTACCGGCAAAAGTAAATCTCGATGTATCTTTCTTAAATTCAGTAACTTGTGATTGTACAAAACTTGTAAAGCCAGAATTAATACTGTCTTGAATAAAGTTTACAGTTGGTGCCTGTCTTGAACTTCCCTTAAATCCAAATTTTGAAATATCTTTCTTAAATTCCGATGTTAAAGATTGTGCAAAACTTGTAAAACCACCGTTTGAAGTATCTTGTATAAAGTTTACCGTCGGGGCTTGTCTTGAATTACCCTTAAATGTATAAACACTTGAATCTTTTGAAAACTGAGAATTTAAATGTGTAATCTTTGTTGTGAATCCAGAAGAATTTGTGTTTGAGAAGAAATCAGTTGGATTCGGAACAACTCCCTTAAAAACAAACTCAGAATTTTCAGTTTTGTATTCAGTCGATAATTTTGTGGAAAAGGTAGTAAATCCAGTTGCGTTTGTATTTGTAAAAAAGTTTGTAGACGGTGCTTGAGTATTACTACCAACCCAACCATATCTTGATGTGTTATTCTTATACTTTGTTGAAAGAAAAGTTACAAATCTATCAAATCCACTTTGAACATTTGTTTCATTAACATCAAAGAAATTGGTTTGTGGTGCAGTTGAATCATTCCCCAACCACCCGTATCTGGAGGATTCGTGATTATACTTGGAATCATATTGTTGTGCAAATGTATGAAAACCTTTTGTTGTATTTATACCAGTTCCATCTAAAAAGTTTACTTCAGGTGCTTTTTGATTTGAACCTTTCCATGTAAAAACAGAACTGTCATTAACATATGATGTAACAAGTGGAGTTACAAATTTTGTAAATCTACCAAATGTAGATGCATTTTGTCTACTTCCATCCCAGTCAAATATAGAAGAATCTTTTTTATAGAAAGAATTTAAAGAAAAAACAGATGTTGAAAATCCATCCGTAGTATATCTTTCTCCTAAATCAAAATAATTGACCGAAGGTTTTCCTTCAAATCCATATTTTGAAGTTTCATTTTTGAATTTAGTATCACCTATTACTGCAAACTTTGTAAATCCTATACCATTTGTGTCTGAAATGAAGTTTGTTTCTGGTGCATTTAGTCTTGAACCACGCCAAACAAATTCTGAATTATTGTTGTATTCAGATACACCCTTTTGAACTTTTGATGTAAATCCACTTCCATTATCGTTTCGGAAGAAATTAACTTCCTGTGTTCCTTTTGTTGAAAGAATTGATTTTTCAGGATTTTCATTTCTACCAATTGGATTTGTTCTATTTACTCCGTCAATATTTAAAGAACTATTATCTTCCAATTGATTGGAAATTCCCGTGTACTTGTTCTTATCGTCAACTATTCTTGAAGGATTTCTTTTTTCTAATCTAGAAGTGGTTTCAAATCTGAATGGTATACCATCTGGATTTAATCTACTCTCGTCTGTTAAGTGATTTGTACCAGATTCAATTCTAAATACCTTTGTATTTGGATTTACCACCAATCCTTGTTTTAATGTTTCTGTAAATATCTCAGGAGATTGAAGTGATTTATCAAAAGTCAGGACACTTTTTTCTAATGCAATATCAGGATTGACAACATTATTTAATGGAGAAATTAAGTCCTTATTAACAAGAACAGATTGACCGGATTTATCAAATGAAAGTGGTTTTGAGAAAACCTTTGTTTTTGGGTCAGTTATGTTATTAAGATATTCTTGACTATCTGTTTTTATTTTTGGAGAACTTTTTGACTTATCAGATGATTCACCTCGTGAAAATACGTCAGGACTTTGGTCAGTTTTATCCATAACTGGCGATGACTTTAATACATCAGGACTTTGACCTGACACATCCATAGAAAGAGTAGGAGTTAATACATCAGGACTTTGACCTGATTTATCCATTACATTAGATGATGGTAAAATATCAGGACTGCTTGATGTTCTATCAAAAGTCAAAGGTATTGTGTTTATTTTTGTATCTGGATTTACAACATCATCCGATGAATCATTTTTATCAACAAAAATATTTGGTGATGATAATTCTTTGTTATCGGTATTCTTAAACGAAAAAACATTTGGACTAGAGTTTTTTCTATCAATAGTTTTTGCCAATAACATATTAACTTCAATAGGAGAAGTAGTATTATTTGTACCACGTTCACTTCTCAATATGAGAATATCTGACTTATTTAACTTTGTAGTAAATCCTTCTTGACGTATTTCTTGAAATTTAGAAGATATGTCTTCTATTGAAGGTTGAGTAAGTTTTAATCTCTTATCGGATATATTTACAGGACTATATCTTGAAACCGAGTTAATAATCAAATCATTGGATAACTTTTTAATTATGTTATCTAAACTTGTTGATTCCAGTTTATTCTCTAATTTATCTTGAGTTGGTTTTGTTATCTTGGGTGCAAAGCTAGACAGCTTTTCAGAAATCGGTTGAAAAGCACCAAAAGAACGTGCGGATTTTGCTTTTGAAACATCAGGTCTAGTTTCAACCGATGTTTTTACATTCACACGGAATTTAGATAAGTCAGATGATAAGTCTACTAACGCCATTATATTTACCCATAGTTATTACATATAAATATGGATAAAGACAATTATGTTGATATTACCTAGTAGGTACGAGAATGTCTTTATAAAATCACGTCAATCTGACGACCACCTGAACGTGTTGGGTTTTGTTGTCTCAAACGTTCAGCATTTACTGCGATGGTTTCTACTGTCTTATCACCAATCTTAATAACAGTAGGTTGATTCAATCCACCAACAAGTTGTTCGAGCAACTTAATCATCTTATCTAGTTTTACATTCGATTCATTCTTTACACCAACCCCACCCGATGGAGTTGAAACAGCAGTAGTTGTCTCATCTGCGGTTTTACCAAAAAGAAGTTTATTCACAAAACCAACTATACCTGTTGGTTCCGCAACTTCCATTCTAATACTAGAAAGTTCTTTTAGTTTATTGACGTTTAGTTTGTTTATGGCTTCGTTTAATAATTGGAAGTTAGATGTCAAATTCGAAATTGCACTTGGTGCTTTTGCGTTACTTGACTCCAATGTCTTTATAAAATCACTAAATTTATTTGAGAATGCAGTAAGATTTTGTACTTGCATTTCGCCAATCGTTTGAAAAATACTTGGGTCTATATTGTTGACGGCTTCAGATACCATCCCCATCAACCAAGAAAATCCACCGATTATCGAACCTGAATTTTTTGGAAGAGAACCAAGTGATGTTAAAAACTCTTTGAATTTATTTGCAAATCCCGTCATTGATTCCCAAGCGGTACTAGTAAATTCTTTTATGTCTTCATAATCCAATTCTGAAAGTGCATCTTCAAACCAATCAAATATCTTTTCTACTTGAAGTAAATTTTTCTGAATGTCTGGTGTTGCTTTTACCAATGATAAGGATTCTAATCCTTTATTGATGTTTGAGCCAACATTTGATAGGTCTGTTTTTGCAAGTTCTGCAAATGCCTTTACATCATCAAAATCTAATTCATCGAGAGAATCTTCCAACAAGTCAAACGTAGTTTCAAGTTGACTCCAATTTATATTCTCATTTATACCGACCAATGAATTTATACCTTCGACTAAATTAGAACCAGCTTTCTTCATTTCAGCTTTTGCCAAATCTCCAAATGCAATCAGGTCATCAAAATTTAATTCATCCAAAGCATCTTCTAGTTCATCAAATGAATCTTCAATTGCCTTTATATCTAATGCCTTTGGAACCTTAGCAAGTTCTTTCAATCCATTTACAATGTTCTTTCCTGCCGCACTCATATCTCCTATTTCTGATAAAGACTTGAGTCCTTTGCCGAGAAGATAAACACTACCGGCGAATAAACCGACGGCAAGACCAGCGGCACCGAGAGCCAGTGAACCTGCATAAATAAGTGGTTGTAACGCACCTAATACTCCAAATGATGCGGCAACCTTCACTAACGCGGTAAACATTCCATCGAAATCTTTCCATTTTACTTTGGACATTATTTCTAGACCTTTTGCGGCAATAAGTAATGAAGCGGAAAACAATACAAGAGACGCACCTAATGCCATAAGTCCTGCCGCAGTAACGCCACCATCTGCTATGAAAAACTTTCCAACTAATCCTAATACAACGGCGACCCCCGCCATAGCTCCCATTACTGTCAAACCTTTGTATATATTGTCCCAATTTAGTTTCGCAAACTCTTGGAAAGCCTTCGATGTTATCCAAAGAGCACCAGCAAAAGCAATTAAGGATATTCCGAGTGCAACTGCATTTTGAGCAAACGGTGTTATACCAGAACCAAATGATGCAAGTTGACCACCAGCACCACCAGCTCCACCAAGACCACTTGATGCATTGGCTATTTGTTGAACTCCCCCTGCAAGATTACTTGCGGCAGATGATGCACCTGTTAATGAACTTGTTAAAGCTTTGACTCCATTTACAATCAAAGCCTTTCCTACAAAGTAAGTTGCGATTGTTGCCAAAAGACCACCTATCATACCAACTGCTACCCCAGTTCCACCGAATAACTTGTTGACGTATGAAATACCTGATGCAAGTGCTTTACCAGCAGAAACAAGACCATACATAATTGTCTTTATACCTTCGACTGTACTCTTAATAAACTCGGCACCTTCGGCAGAATCTAAAAAGTGGTGTACTTGTTCAAGAAGTGGTGCGAGTGTTGCAGACAAAGTTTCTTTTATTTTTGTCATTGCATCACTTATACGTTCATTTATCGTTGCTACTTCTTTTTCTTTTGCAAGTTGTGTTATATAATCTTTTAGTTTACCACTACCAAGTTTTTCTGATTCTTTTCTAAGTTCTTCTGCATTCTTACTCTGAAGCACATCTAACTTATTTTGACTTATACCCAAGTCTTTTAATTTTTCTTGAGAAATTAAAAGTTTTGCAACTTGGTCTACTGTCATACCAAATGCATCCGCGATTGATTTTCTTTGTAAGAAATTCATCTTTTCAAATTCAGCGGAAGAACCAAGTTGATGTAACATTTCTTCTTGTAAAGATGCAATATCATTATTAAGAGCATACTGACGTGCTAGGTCAAAGTTTATATTCTTACCAGTAAGAACTCTAGCTTCCATTTCTTTTTCAAGTGACGATTCAAAATCGAGAATAGTTTCTCCAAAGTTTTGAACATCTTCCAATTCCATTCCTAATAGTTTGGCTTTTTGAGCTGCCTTTAAAAGTTCTTGTCCACCTTTCTTAAAGTTCAGCGTCATTGTTGGTGATAACTTTGCTATCAATTGAATTGAAGCTTTAGTTCCTAAAAACCCTTTACCCATCTTAATACTATCTTTTACTAATTCACCGATTGGTTTTTTAGTAATAGCAGCCAGTCCGTGAAGATTACCAACTTCATCAGCAGACAGACCAAACTTTTCTGTTAGAATAGTTGTGTCTTCAACAAGTTTTTTAGCTTCTTCGTTTCCAGCTTTTAATAAAGGAACAAGTGATAAACCATTTAAAGAATTTTGTGTTTCCTTTATACCCTTTGCAACTTCCATAGAGTTTATACCAACAACACCCATTTCTTTAGCCATATCAACAGATATATGGTGTATCTTATCAGCTTCTTGTCTACTAGCTGTAAATAATTGACCAATCTCTTTTAGTTCTTCATCGAGGTGACCTATTGCATGGGATATTGCATAGAATATACCGAGTACACCCGCAATACCAAGTGCAGGAAGTGCATACTTAACAAAAGAACCCGCCGCCATTTTAGCAACTGAAAATGCATTAACTCCAGCACTTCCAGACTCCTGAAATGCTTTTACTATTTTTGTTCGAATACTATTTCTTGTTTCTTCTATAAGTTTAGATGCTTTCTTACCAAGAATATGACCTATGAGACCATGACCTCCGAATTTTTCGGCTAAACTTTCTATACCACCGAGAGTTTTTTGAAGAGCACCACCAATTAGAGTATTTTCAGATAAAAACTTTTTAGATAAATCATTCGCTCTTTGTTGAGTGTTATTTATTTCGTTCATTGAATCGAGTCGTTGTCTAATAAACTCTAAAAGGGCTTTTTGTTTATTATACTCTTTTTCACCAAGAACATCTCTTGCAAGTTCAGTATCCAACAAAATCTCTGCAAGTTTATTTTGTTCTTTTGATAAATCTACTACTTCAAATGAATCTTCAACTATATTGTTAGAATTTGTTACAATATCAAAATATTTACTTTGCACTTCGTCAAGTAAATCTCTGTGTGTTGAATATTGTTCTGTTAAAAGTTTTGCACGGTCAGAATCTGATTGACCCAATTTGTCTATTTGTTGTCCTACCGTTGCTATTAATTTTGCGTTTGTATATAGTTGTTCCTGAAGATTTAATCTATCGGCATATGTCTCTAAACTTTGATTTTCGAGCGCAGCAATTTGTCCCAAAATCTCTTGTTGCTTTCTCAAAGAATCATTGAGTCTATTTTGGTCATCTGTTATTGCCGATGTATTATCTTTTTGTTTTGCCATTTGATACAACTATTACTTTTTACCTTTTTTTGCTCTAATGTCTTTGAACTTTTCAAGTTTAATTGTGTGTTTTGTTGGCTCTATACATCCGTATTTCTTACAATAATCCTCTGCTTGCTTTTCTGCTTTAGTAATACTATCAAAAACTCTTTGAGTTATCTTTTGTAATTCAGGATCATCCTCAAACATTTTCTTGGCTTTCCAATATTGTTTATCAACAATCCAATTAACGATGTGATCCATTATACCTTCACGGATTAATTTTTTCTGATGTGATGTTAGTTTCATTGTATTACCTCAAATAAAAAAGTCCTCATACATATAAATATGAGGACTTCTAATAATACCACGATTATCTCGTTGGTCTTGAAAATTTTGGAGCAGATGTAGATTGTTTTTTGGAGGCTTCTGATTCAGCTTTGTTTTTGGCTTCGACTGCCTTACTAACTTGTTGAATATAAAATCTTCTCAAATAAATAGGTAAGTTATACACTTCTTCCCAAGAAAATCCACCTTTTCCGTAATAACACAAAGAGAAAATTTCTTCGTGGAGACCAACTTTATAATCAAGTCCCAGGCCAAAAAAAGGAAACATCCATCGGAATTGCTAGTTCCGAAGCCTCACCTGTTGAATCTGATATAAAAGTAAATGTCATATCAAGGTCTGGTGAAATATCCTTCATGTAAGCACGGAGAGCTCGTGAATCTTGCGCAAACAATTCATTATCAACAAAGTTATTAATTACTGCACGTCCACGTTCGCCGTCAACTGCAATAATAATATGTTTTAAACGAGTTGTTAGAGCACGATCTATTCCACTACGATTAATTTGTTTTGTCATTCCCTTAATCTCCGCATCAATATCTTTTTCGATACCGTGTGTAAGAAGACGGAATGTCACCACTCTCTTTGATTGTGGTAATTCAAAATCAAATTCATTTGTTCTGTTCTCTAATAGAGTATAATCCACCTCCTTGTGCTCTATTTGAGTAAGGTCAATTGTAACTTTTTGTTTTGTTCCCGGAGAATTCGGGTCATCAATCTGAACTGTGTAATCCTTACCATAACCTAAAATACGGGCTGCAACCATGATTGCATTCTTATCACCAAGATAAAGGTCATTATAATTAATCGGAGTGACAATGAGAGATTCAAACAGTTTATCTAATACCACACCTTGTTTAATAAGGTTCTGTGAAGTAAGAATATCCTCTTCCTTTGCAGTCATGTATTTCATTTCGATTACACCTTCTGCAAGTGGATGTCCTTCTGGGTAAACCAATCCCTTTGATGGTAGTGGTACGATTTCTGTTGGAAAATTTGATTTTTTTACCGAAGTCGGTTTGAATTCTGATAAAAGTTGTGCTTTTAACTCGGCATCTGATAGTGCCTCACCGCTATTCGAGAGATTATATCCCGTTGGTAATTGAGCCATAACTAAATCCTGTAACTAAATGAAACAATATTGTTCGTATAAATAAATATGGGTGTACCGAAAAAATCGATACACCCACAAAAATTTTAAGTTCAAAAATTAGAACTGCAAAATTGCATAATCGTATTCAAGTGTAAGTGAAATTTCAACGGGGTCATCTACACCCCAGTCCATTTCACCCATAGAAGTTGCCTGAATGAAGGCACCCTTCAAAGTCCATTCTTCAACCTTGTCACCAACAGGTCCAAGTGTATTGAATGTAATGTCCTTCTTGTAGAAGTCAGAATATCCATCACGACCTGTTACAGATTCGTGTGATAGACGAACCCATTCCATAACTGCTTGTGCAGCTGATGGTACGATTGGGTCGTAAAGCTTAATTGTTACTGGTTCCCACTTTGCTTTACCCTTAATCATTCTCTTTACGTTGATGTGTTCAAGAGTTATTGCGTTAAAGGTAACGTTCGGACGTGATGCACCTTTGATAAGGTAAGCAGGAACACCTTCGATATACATAATAAACCGGTTAGCAAGTTTCGGTTCATATGGGGTAAAGAAAATTTCGGTAGGATCGAGTAGTTCAGCCATTTATTTCTCCAAGTTTAAAAATCATTCTTTCATATAAATATAATCAGTTTGAAAAATTGGGGGAGTATATTTCAACTCCCCCGATTATTTCAATTAGGCACCTGGAAATGCCGCACCTGTTGATTGAATGTTGAAGTCAAGAATGATGAATTCAGCAGTTCTAGCAGGTTGTAGGTACAACTGACCATAAAGAATGTTACGGTCGATGATGTCAGGTGTGTTGTTCGACTCATCCATGATAACGCGGAAGGCATAAAGACCTTGACGTTGTTGGATTGACTCAAGATAAGGAGTAACGATGTTCAG